TTTACCTCCTTCTATGTCTGCCTGTTTTGCAATTTGTGTTTCAGGCGTCGACAATCTTGACTTTTTATGTAAATCAAGAATCTTATCTATTTCTTTTGCTTTGTTAACATCGTTTGATTCTACCCAACCGATCAATGTTGCAGGCTTACCTGTAACTGGTGAATCATATGATGACTCTGTTGATACAAACACTGAATCAGTGTCTGCACAATAAAAAATATTTTCTGCTACAACTTCTGTTGCCATTCCTTTAAATACTAGCTGACCATTCATTTTCTGAACAGACAAGATGTTGCATAGCTCGTTTGCTGGTGAGTCAACTACTGACAACTCCATCAATGAGTATTCTTTAATAAATCTAACTGGCTTACCAGTCGACTTGTTAACTTCGTTTTCTGAATCCGTAATCTTTCCGCCGATTGAGAATCCTGCTAGAGTTCCGTCAAGAATCTTTTCCCAAGTATCCTGTGCACCCTTTGAGATATATGCGTCAACATACACTCCATTATAAAATTCTTTTGTTGATGGATCGTAAAATGTTTCTGGCTTAAATGAAACCATTTTGCCAACTGCATTTGATCCATGCATCTCACGAATATTTCCACGGAAGCTTTCAAATGCCTTTAGGCTTGCTTCTGCAGTAACAACGTCGCCAGTCTGATCAAGATTGTCTAACGTTGCAAATCCTGAGACTGTTCTTTTTTCACGGTTAACTTTGGTAAATGGCACGGACAACGTAATGTTGTCGCCATGCGAAGACCAAAGAGATTTCTCAATATTCATATGCTTAATTTTATAACGTTATTGTATATAAGGCAAATAATGGTTGAGTAGGGTCAGTCGACTTGTCTTCCGTCTCCCTGAGCATTTCGGCCTTCTCCAGAAATATCGGGGGAATTTGCCGACCTTTCGGAATCTCTATTTCTAGTTTTTCCTGCTTGTGCTCTTACCTCTGCCTGCTGCTGCGGCTTTAATTGCACTACTTGATCCCCACCATCAATAGGAACCATGCCCATTCTAATTCTAACTTCATTAGGGGTAATTACCTGCATCCTCAAATATCTCTCATCAATTTTAGACTGAGTATCTTCGTCTGTCAAAGTAAGTTCATTAAATTTAAGAAGTAGGGCATCCGTCATTTCTTCAACAATTTTATTTAATTTCTTTTCTAAATTCATTTGAGCTGGACGGCAAACCTGCTCTCTAAATGTCTTGTCGGCATCTCTTGCTACCGCCAAATTAACTCCTTCTGGAGTTCCAATTTTATTAATTGGTACACGGTGAGACAATAGAATTTCATCTCTATTAGATTTACGATACACGTTAAATGAAGACTCTTGAGTTCCTGCCTCAATTGGCTCCATCTTAAATTCAACCTTTGAGTCTGGTGAATCTGGTGGAAGTGGAATATATAGAGACCTGTGATTCTTGCCCCTTAGTCCAACCTGGAAAAATTCAAGCAGTTTTCTTTCTGACTCTGGTGAAAGCTTTGCTCCCTTTACTGTAATAATATAGCGAGGGACAGCTTTGTTCTCAAAGTAATCTAGGTTATACTTTCCAGCAAACTCGTTTCCAGCCATAGCGTTTGAAGATGCTACGATATCTGGAATACCATAATAGTTATTTGTTGGAGTGTACTTTTTTAGGTGAATAATTTCATTAGGTCTATCTAGTCCGCCTGCAATTGGATTTTCTGTTTCCTGATCTCCAAAGTTACGGAAGAATACAGCCTTGCCATATAACAATTGAATAAAACCATCACGAAGACGACGTACACGCATAGTCTTTGCTGGGATATGTCCGATATATCCTATCTTACCAGCAGAAGTTCTACCAATTTCAATATATCCATTTCCTGTTGCTTCAACATCTGTATATGCTTTAATTAGAGTTTCTGTGAATGTTTCTTCTTCATTGCATTCTTCTAGCCATTCATATAAATCTTGACGAAGCCTATTTAATTTTCTACGTGCTCTCTCTAAAGACTTTTCATCTGTAATGTTATCAAAAGCTTCCTGTGTTTTTCTTGTCTCAATAAAGTCATGTCCTAAACCTACAATATTTGAAACCTTAGCGTTAATGGCCGCATAGTTATACGGTGAAATTTCGTAAATAGTTGAAAGGTAATCTAAATTATATGGGGGCTCAATAAGATCAAACATTGCGTAGCCAGTGATAGCTTGTGCAAGTAGGTTCTGCTGTGTTTCTGTTCCATCAATTCCCTGAAATCTTTTTTGTAGGTCACGGTTCATTTTTCTTCTAAATGATGCGCCAAGGCCAGAGATCTTTGTTAGCTCTTCGCCTTCAATTTTAAATGAGTCAGTGCTTGTTGTCTGTACTGGAGAATTAAATTTCATCCAGTCGGCTACGTTAGATATAGCAATCTCGTTAGAATTTTCGTCTTGAACTTCAATCATCTTAGGCCACCCATTTTTTTCATTTCATCTTTATAGCTTCCAATATCCAAAGGATCTGGAACTAGTCCCCACTTAAGTCTTTGTTGCTGCTCTTCGTATTCTTCGTCATTGATCTTTCGTCTTGCTGAAAGAAATTTAGGCCCGCCTTCATATATACCGAATGAGCGAACTTCTCTAGCCAAAGCATCGATTCTGGATCTATTTCCTTTTCTTGACGTGACCGAAAGAAAATTCCCATCGTCATCTCCAATCCAGCGTCCGTCTGGCATTTCCCAGACATAGATTCCTAGAGTAGACTCTTCTACCTCTGTCTGTCGGACATTTTTAATATTCATAGAAGTTTATTTTACCATTACTTACTGTCTAAGTCCAGCTTTTTGTCATGCAATGTGACAAAATTATAAGCTTTGTAGCACAATCCAGTCATTATCATAGTACTCTGAAGCCAATTCTGTAATTTGAATAGCTGGATCAGATACTAGTGCAGATGGTCTGCCACAATATAAATTGAAGTGGGTTAAAGCCTCTGAAGGTGTAATAGATCTATTATATATCGCTATATTATTATATAAATTATCTGGACCCCCAGAAACTTCATAATTAAATTTGAGCGTTCCAGTAACTGGTGAGTTAAATACCAGAATGATATGGTGAGGCTCTCCTGCCACTAGGAAATTGCTTATATTAGTCTGTGAGGTCTTATCTACCCCATTGACGTAAACTTTGCTTATAGAGGCCTTGGAGACCGTTCCTGACCCATTCCAGGCATACTTGGTACCAGTAGTTGTTTCAAAGAATAGTGTGTTTGCCCCTGTTGTTTTAGGGGTAAAAAACATTTCTACTGTATTTATACTTAATCCAGTATTTACATTAAACCCATATCCTGATGCTGGTCTAATTCCATTTGTATAGTGTCTAATAAGAGGGGAATAATTTACTGAGCCCACACTAAACTGATTAGATGAGTTAATATAGTTATTTGAATTATCTGAATATATTAAAGATTCTCTGTAAAACTTAATGGCGAAAAAAGAAAGCCTTGGTAGGAATTTGCTGGCATCTGTTGTAGTCATAGTAATTCTTGTATACAGGATTCCGCTTGAATTAAATGCTCCCGCTTTATATTGAGGAATAGCATCTCCATTAACACACGGCAAATATGTGGTACCATCTACGCTTGTCTCAACATTTATTCCTAGATCATTTCTCCATTCAATTTTTGAATTAGTAAAACCGCTCTCTGTTGGGATAAATATAAAGTCATTAATTACAAGAGTTCTGGCTGCTGTTGTTTCTGTTGGGATAAAAGATATATACCTATTTTGTTCATCATAGTATGTATTTGAGTCTAGCAACTCTTTCCAGTCTCTAGATATTCCATAAATATATTCAAAGTCTACTCTATTGTTTGAATCTGAGCAAGAAAACAGCTGTCCTTGTTCTGGTTGTACTACATGGATTGGCTGTATGTAAAAGTTAGCATCATTATAATGCTTTGCAATTGATGTTGCTGGAAGACCATATCTGTATACTGCGGGAGCGTCTACTATAAAAGAATCTCCAGCATCTGATGTTGGGCCAACCTGTAGGTCTAAAGAAGCATTTGTAAATTTAAAATTTGAATTTATAGACTTTACTGCAACCTGTTTACCATCAATAAAAAGTTTAATTGAATCTACTGAATATACTCCAGCAATGTGGACGGATTTCTTAGAATATGAAAGTGCCCACCTTACTTGATCTGTATTAGAAACCTTAAATACAATATCTCCTTTTTCCCAATATAGGCCAATATTGTCTGTTGGGTCGGCAAATAAAGTTGTAAGATTTGTAGATTGAATTGATGGGCTTATCCAGAGCTCTATTGTAAAGTCATTATCTGATGAGTATTTATTTCCAAGGCCGTTTGAGACCAGTGACCCATAAAAGTCTTTTGATGTTGGAACTGTTATGTAGGCAGTATTGGTTATTTTAGTTCCTGATACTCCTCCTGGAATTAAAGGTAACATGCTAGAATCAGGAGATCCTACATAGGTAGCATTATTGCCACACCCAGATATATCTGTAGCAGTAG